TTATCGTAATCAGCAGTTTGACCATGCCATTCGTTTGTGCAATGATTTGAGTGTAGAGTTTGATGGAAGAATGAGAAACTACTATACCATGTGGATTGAGAGGTGTGAGTTCATGAAGACCCAACCGCTGGAACCAGATTGGAACGGTGTGTTCATAGCCACAACTAAATAAAATAATCAAAGAAATGTCTTGACAAGACTCTTTTTTTCGTGTATACTGTATAGACACTCGGAAATTAAAAGAGATAAATAGAATTATGGATGTATACCTTCACACAGCCCTTGCAGTGGGTTCAATTGCAGCAGCATACTTTGCTGGTCGCTGGTCTATTAATAACAAGATGGAACTGGTCATTGGAACAATGTTAGATACTCTTGAGAAAGAGGGTTTCGTTGCAACAGTACTAGACAAGGATGGTGACAAGGAACTTGTTCCCATCTCTGAGTTGATTGCAAAAGCAATCAAAGAATCCAAAAAAACTACTTGACAAATCCCAATCAATAGTATATAGTAGGAATCATGAGCGGTATGCATTTATTGCCTGTGTATTATTCGACTACGAATACACGCAAGCGCAAACAGAAGAAGAAGTCCAAGTCTGTCTTAGAGGCAGAGCGTAAACACGCAAAATTTCTCAAGAAGATGGGTGTAGGCACTCGTAGCTCAGCTGGAACAGAGCAACGGTCTTCTAAACCGTGGGTCGCAGGTTCGAGTCCTGCCGAGTGCGCCAAATTAGAGTCCTGCAAACCTACTTATAATTCTTCTATGTCAAAGAAACCAGAGAATGTTTACACTGGTACTGAGATCATTGGTATTGCACAGATGCACAAGTCCAATGCTGTGCCGGTACGGAACAAGAAGTCTGCTGAAGAAGTTGCAAAGATGAGGCGAGGATGATCAATGAAATCTTCAATGATACTTTCAAACTTGCACAAGCAGTAGAACCTGTCCGTGGTGCAAGAATTGCTGCAGCAGTGGTACGCAAAGGTAAGGTTGTATCTTATGGATATTGTCATAAGAAGACCCACCCATTTCAAGCTAGATTTCGCAAGAACAAGGATGCGGTATTTTTTCACGCAGAGGTCCATGCAATCAAGAACGCACTCAAGTCTGTTGATGTAGAAGACTTGTCGAAGTGTGAACTATATATTGTAAGGGCAAAGAGAGATAAGGCGAACGGAAAATGGATTACTGGTATGTCAAAACCATGTATTGGATGCAAAAAGTGCATTGACTTATTTGACCTAAAGAGTGTATACTATTCAAAAGAAGGAGAATTAGTGTGAGAGTTGAAGTGCGTAACAATAATGTTGAAAAAGCAATGAGGATTTTGAAAAAGAAACTCACAGAAGACGGGTTCTTTAATGAACTTAGAGAACGAGAGTTCTACACATCGAAGGGTGAGAAGAGGCGACACGAACGTGCTGCAGCTAAACGCCGACAGAAACGTAATCTTGAAAAACGAATGGCTGAACAAGGATACTAAAAATGGAATTGAAGGAACATCAAAATCCTTCTACAACGTCTACTCCGCTTAAACATGACCATCCTCTTAGTTGGTACGTTAAGTGGGCGTCGTCACTAGTTCTTATCGTGGCAATGATTATGACCACAAACAACCTTTATCCCTACAACATGTATCTACAGTTTATTGGGGTTTCTGGTTGGTTATGGGTTTCTATCATGTGGAACGATAGATCACTCATCGTTGTGAACGCAGTTGCCTGTGCAATCTTTCTCAACGGTATCTTTCAATATTTCCTAAAGGGATAACAATGGCTAAAAAGAAAATCACTGCGACCACAGATAATAGTGAATGGAAAGCGCCTAAGAAACGCAAACCCCGCAAACCTATGACTGAGGAACAACGGGCAGCTGCATCAGAACGTCTTGCAAAAGCAAGAGAGGCACGGGCAGCAAAGAATCCTAACTATGGTAAGTCGGGGGTCCATGAAAGTTTGCGTGATCTACCTGATGATCACCAACTGAGTCCTAAGAGAGTTAAGGAGTGGATCAAGGTTCAACAGGATTATGCAAAGTCTGAACGTGCTGCTGTAAGACAAAAGGTTAAAGGTGCAGAAGCAAGACTTGCTAATCATGATTCGTATATTCGTAATATGCAAAAATACCTTCGTGATGGTGTTTGGGTGGACATGTTCTATGGAGAACAACAACAAGGTAAAATACGCAACAGATGTGTTGCATTAGGATACTACTGGTATGGCCCACGCAAGGGCCAACCGAAACGAGACGTAGGTACTTTCTATCCTGATATGGGATGCGTCTATACACAAGAAATGCTTGAAGAGGAATATGGAAATGAGCGACCAAGAGACGACGCCACCGGAGAACGTGATAAAGGGCCCGTGGCTCGCAAAAAGCGGAAGAGAAGTAAAACTTCCTGATACCGATGTTATTGCCATGCAACAGGACATGCAATTCGCTGAGGAACTTACTCAGAGTTTGATGGTTCAGATGATTCATACCATGAGTGAAAATGGTATTGATGTTAGTGCAAAGACTTTCATTCGTGATATGGCAATGGTTATTTCGTTGGTAAACGGTTCTATATATAGAGATATGGGAATGGCTCACATAACACAGAAGTTCATGGAAGAGTACGTTAATATTCATGACGATGATGATGATGGTTCTTATGAAACAGAAGTTGACTTCGAAACTATTGTTGAACTTGCAAATTTGATAGAGGATGATGATGACCCAGAAATTTCATGAACCATTTAGTCCAACAATTCTAGAGACTACAGTGCCACAGAGGTTTGTTGATATTGTCAATGACGTTGCTGATGATGTTTTGTCAAGTGAAGAAAAGAGCAAGCAGTGGGATTGGTCACACAAGCTTGTTGGTAAGGTGAACAAGGAGATTTTGATTCCTGTCACTGACCCCGGCGATAGGTCATTTCTATTCAAGACTATGAAACAGGGCTGTCTGGATTATCTGCTTCATATGATTAAGATGAACAGGAACAACCCGTGGACTCGAATGGAAACTGGAACAAAACCAACCATCGACAATATCCATCTGACTCATAGTTGGGTGGTAAGTCAGTATGCTGGTGACTTCAATCCCTTTCACCACCACAACGGTGACTTCTCTGCTGGTGTCTATCTCAAGGTGCCAGAGGGTATGAACGATGAATGGGAAGAAGATTTTCAAGATCACTATCCGGCAAAAGGTTTGATCGAATTTGGGTTTGGTGAGTCACAACCATTTCGTGCAGACAATATAAAATTCAAACCAGAGGTGGGCAAGTTCCTTGTGTTTCCTTCTTGGTTGAAGCATCTTGTGTATCCCTTCTCTGTAGAAGGTGAACGGCGCATGATGAGCTTCAATGCGACCATTATAAATAGAACGAAAGAATAATTATGATATTAGTTGACATGAACCAAATTTCAGTTGCATCCGTGATGATGCATCTGCACATGACAAAGCAGACTGCACCCGATGAGGATATGGTTCGCCATATGATTCTGAATTCCCTACGCATGTATCGCATGAGGTTCTGCGATGAGTATGGTGAACTGGTTCTATGCTATGACTCCAAACACTACTGGCGTCGGGATTATTATCCTGAGTACAAGCACAGTCGCAAGAAGGGTAGAGAAACTTCTTCTAACGATTGGGATGCTATCTTCGAAGTGCTGAATGCAATCAAGGCAGAACTGAAAGAGTTCTTTCCCTACAAACATCTTGAAGTGTATGGTGCAGAAGCAGATGATATTATTGCTGCACTGTGTGGTGAGTTGGAGTTCGATAACGGTAAGACGTTGATCCTGTCAGGCGACAAGGATTTCATTCAGTTACAGAAGTTCCGTAACGTGACACAATACAGCCCCATCACCAAGAAGTTTGTTAATGGTGTTGACCCAGATATCTATCTGAGTGAGCATGTTCTAAAAGGTGACAGTAGTGACGGCATTCCAAACGTGCTATCACCAGACAATACCTTTGTTGATGGACTGCGGCAGAAACCTCTGAGCAGGAAGAAAATTCAGGCTATGGTTGAGGGAGAGTTTCCTAACGATGAGGTCAAACGAAACTTTCAAAGAAACAAGAGACTGATTGACCTCAAAGAATCACCACCTGAGTTATTTTTTGATATACTGAAAGAGTATCAAGATGCACCAGATGGTGACCGTAGCAAACTACTAAATTATTTTACACAGAAGAGGTTGAGAAACCTCGTTGAATCGATAGGAGAATTCTAATGGCGATAGACACATATACACGCAGTTTTGCTGAAATCTTGACACAGGTTTCCAAGATAAAGACAAAGAAAGAGAAAGTTCAATTTTTGAGGCAGTACCAGACTGATGCACTTCGCATGATCTGCAAGTCGTCCTTTGACCCAAAAATCGTATGGGAACTACCCGAAGGTGATGTACCATACACACCAAATGATGCACCAGACGGCACAGAGCATACTTCATTGCAGCAAGAGGTGAGGAAATTGTATCACTTCATCAAGGGCGGTAATCCCGGTATGCATCAGAATAAACGTGAATTGATGTTCGTTCAGATGCTTGAAGCGCTTCAGGCTGATGAAGCAGAACTGCTGGTTGCTGCAAAGAAGAAGGAACTGCACCGCAAATACAAGGGATTGTCTGATAATGTGGTCAAGGAAGCGTTTGATTGGGATGATGAATACAAACGAATCGAACCTGCTCAGTATCCACAGGCCAAGGGTATGGCATCAGGTGGTTAACTTTTTTTGAGTTTCCTTTAGAATCAATGACTTAGACGCTACGATTTTTGTTGACATATCCGAATCCGTATGGTATACTTAGGTATAAACTGAGAAAACAAAGGAAGAGACATGAACAACGAAATGAACACCCTGATTGAGAACATCAAAGCAGACTATGCCGATGTTCGGTACAATTCTGGTAACGGTGAGATTCGTAAGAAGATGATTGCTGAGTTCAACGAGAAAATCACCTACAAGGTGGGAACTAAGTACATCAAGGTCTTCCGTGAAGGTGGTAGCGTTTGGGGTTTTATTGTCAACACCGACAACGACAAGAAGTTCAAAAAGGGTGACATTCTGAAAGCCGCTGGTTGGGCTGCTCCTGCTCGGAACTTTCCCCGTGGAAACATTCTCAAAGGTGGTTACACTGTTCGTTGGACGGGAGCTTAATTATGAACTACATCAATGTCATAGGTTCTACTAAGATGAAACGCGCTCTCGTTGAGAGTGCGGTTATCTTCTGCATCAGTGAGTTAATGCCTCGGATGCGAACCCTTGAGATTGAGGTCAACATCAAGAACCTCAAGAGTGAGGGTGTTGCTGGTTGGTGTTACGAAGGTGACAACAATCGGGACTTCTATATTGATGTTGATAAAAGTCTTACTGGTGGAGAGCTGTTAGAAACTGTGTGTCATGAGATGGTGCATGTTTGGCAGAGTGCCACTCGTAAAATGAAGGACATGACTCATGGTCGCAAGATGTACATGGGTAAGGTCTATGATGAAACCACCGCGTATGAGGATGAGCCTTGGGAGATTGAGGCATATGCCATGCAGGGTGATCTGTTGAAAAAATTTGGAGAGGAGTATACAATATGAGTAAGATGAAAAACTGGATGATGGATATCGAAGAGTTTGTTGATGGTTATTTCTTCGATGCTCCGAAACCGTTTGATTTTAGTGTTGATGAAATCTGTGAGGATGCAGAGAAGTTCTTTTGTTCGTCTGAGGCATCTCGGTATGCCAAACGGTATATCACTGAACAAATGGGTGAAGCATGAACGGACTTGAAGCATTTGTAATCGGGACTGCTATTGTTGCAGGAGCTCCCAACCCACCCACTGTTCAATATGATGAGTCTGCAACCTGTCTTGCAAAGAACATGTATTATGAAGCAAGGAACCAAGGAACTGCCGGATGGATGGCGGTCACGGCGGTTGTTCTTAATCGTGTAAATGATGACAGGTTTCCTAATACAATCTGTGAAGTGGTGCAAGAAGGACCAACTAGACCATCTTGGAAAGACCCTAAAGTAAAAATTCCTATCAAGCATCGATGTCAATTCTCATGGTTCTGTGACGGTAAGTCAGACAAACCAAAGAGTAAGACTACATATAATAAGATGTTGAGTCTTGCTGATTCTATCTTGTCTAATGAACTGCCGTTCTATGATATCACTGATGGTGCAACACACTACCATGCAGACTATGTAATGCCAGCATGGGCAAAGACCAAGAGAAGGACTGTAGAGATACAAGACCATATTTTCTACAAATGGGAACGATGACTGATAATGTAATATCATTAACAGACCTGATTGAGTCTAGACTCAAGAAACAACGAGAGATAGAATATTATCAAGAAACTCTGGTGCAGTTGCAAAAAAGGATTGCTGAGTTGGATAAGGAAGTTGGTATCACAACTCTAATAATTGATATGATTGAGACTGAAAGGGTCTTGACATTAGATGAAAAACAAGGTAAGATGTTATTATTGGATTCGAAAAGGAAAGAAGAATGAGTGCTATTATGGATACTCTTGAGGAAATCAAATGAACATATTCTATCTAGACCGCGACCCTGTGATTGCCGCACAGATGATGTGTGACAAGCATGTGGTTAAGATGATACTGGAGAGCGCACAGATGCTCTCTACTGCACATCGTGTCCTTGACGGGGATGAGTATGCTGATCGTAGGGGTCTGTATAAACTGGCTCATAAGAATCATCCAAGCACTATCTGGGTTCGTTCCAGTTTGGAAAATTACACATGGTTGTACGACCACATGGTTGCTCTTATGGTAGAGTACACTTATCGGTATGGCAAACACCATGCTACAGAACGGTTGCTTGCACCATTGTTTAAGTCTCCCAAGAATATGGATTTTGAAACATTCTTCAGTGACCCACCTCAATGTATGCCCGAAGCCTGCAAAGGTGAGGATACCGTTGATGCATATCAGAAATACTATATAGAAGAGAAATCAGGTTTTGCTACATGGAAGAGCAGAACAGTGCCGGAGTGGTTTAATGCAAAGAGAGAGTCATTGGGATTACATGGGGCGACGAATGCGTGAGGAAAGAAATTATATGTATGGTAAGGTTTCTCTAACCATCATAGAAAGAGAATTACTCAGTAGAGTAGAAGAATTAGAACGTAAGGTTTCCTTGCTTGGTGGTGACCCTAAACAACTGGAGTTAGACGTATAATGCCAACATATACATTTTATGATAAAAAGACAGGTAAGGAATGGGATGATATGATGTCTAATTCTGAACGTGAAGAGTATCTAAAGGATAATCCACATATCAACCAAATCCCCGGCGGGTTTGCTTTTGTCGGTGATCATATTATGGGCATTGGTCCAAAACAAGATGGTGGTATGACGGAGAACCTTCAACGCATTGCTGCCGCTCATCCCGGCTCGGCACTTGCAGACCGTTATGGTGGTGAACCCACAAAACAACAGAAAACTCGAGCGGTGCTTAAAAAGCATGGTGTAATCTAGTATAAATAGAATCGATGCGGGCGAGATATCAAACTTCAGCAAGGGACGCACAGTGTCTACGCAAGCTGGGAAGTCAATCCGCCCATGCATCAGAGGGGGGTCCGCCCCCGGCACCCCCCTCTTTTTACTATAAGGATATATAATGGCCAGCGTTAAGAAAAACAAAGAGATCAATCATAACAATTTGGTGGCAATCAAGCCCATCACTGACAATCAGAAAGTAGTTTTTGAATCCTTTAAGAAGGGCAAGAACCAGTTTATGTTTGGCGCTGCGGGTACGGGTAAAACTTTTGTGTCCCTGTATCTTGCACTGCAAGCAGTTATGGATTTGAAGTCCAAATACGAGAAGGTGGTTCTGGTTCGTTCACTCATTCCTACGCGAGAGATTGGTTTCCTGCCGGGTGATGAGGAAGACAAGGCTGCACTCTATCAGGTGCCATATCAGAACATGGTACAGTTCATGTTTGAACAACCTAACGAACAGTCATTCAGCAATCTGTATGACCGTCTCAAGGGACAGGGTACACTATATTTTCTGTCAACTTCTTTCCTAAGAGGGTTGACATTTGATAACGCAATCATTATAGTAGATGAATGTCAGAATATGAACTTTCACGAACTAGACACAATCATCACTCGCGTAGGACAGGATTCGCGTATTATGTTCTGCGGCGACTTTGATCAGACTGACTTGCAGAGGACAAATGAAAAAAATGGGTTACATGACTTCCTCAGAATTCTTGAGGAAATGGATGAGTTTAACTGTACTGAGTATACTATCGGCGATATTGTTCGTAGTGGCTTCGTTCGTAGTTATCTCATTAATAAGATTAAGCTTGGGATAGGAATGGAATAGTGAACTCAAACGAGAAGTTTGCTGCTGACATACCTCTAGAAAAGAGGGGTGTGATCAACGGTAAAATGTCTTTCCCCACAATTTTCTATTGGAAAGATGTTATAGATTATGAAAAGAAGAACACGGAGTGGATCAAGCATATCAAAGAAGTGCAGCACTCTAAAGAAGGTCGCAAGGGAGTTCAGAAGTCTAATGTCTTCGGGTGGCAAAGTGGTAACACTTGGATCACTCATCCCGGCATCTGGAATGAAGCACAGAATTTTGCAAATGAGTTGCATAGTGTAATGAAGATCGATCCAGAGTATCCGGCAGTCATCGACGCAATCTGGGCAAATGTAAACAAAAAGGGTTCTCACAATCGTGCTCATACACATCCCGGCTGTCATCTTAGTTTTGTGTACTACTTAAAGTGTCCAGAGAAGTGTGGTCAGATTTGTTTTGTAGACCCACGGCCTCAGGCATATGCAGTGCAGTTACCCTTTAAACCAAGCGATAACTGGCAAGGACAAAGACCAGAAGAATATGGACAAGAAGTGTATTGGCCACCGACGCCGGGACGTTTTATCATGTTCCCATCATGGTTAACTCATGAAGTGGAAGCAAATTCAACAGATGAGACACGCATAAGTATCTCAGGAAACATAACATTTAGGAAAAAATGAAATGAATTT